TTGTGCTCTATTTGGCGATGAGATCTTCTTTAGATATGTGGCTGCTAAAGTAAAAGTATCTCTTGGGCAGAAGTTGGCTATTTTTGGATACAACCTACCTGGTAATATTACTATTAATGCAGACGTTATTCAATCAATGGGCCAGGACGAGCTGGAAAAGGTTATTGAAGAAATCAAAACAGACGAGGGTACGGACTGGATGTTCCACTCTTAAACTGATATATAAACTTAGCGATGGAATTCTATATTAGAACACAAGGTGATCCTAACTTTAATCCTGCATCAATTGACGTTGAAAGCGAATTGGGCATGGCATTAATGCAACTTGAAACTATCCTTTTTACAAAAAGAGGTGAAGTTATGGGCGATCCTGGATTTGGTGTTAACCTAGAAGATTTAGTATATTCGCTAAACTATAATGAGGATGAAATAAAATCTACAATACAACAACAGATTGAAATCTATTCCCCATTAGTACAAAAATATAATCCGCAAATCCTAGTTTCTTTCTATAAAGGAAGTGTTAGAGACATTGCGCAAATTGACATTGAACTAGACGGTGCATATCGTGTAGGTGTCTACGTAAATTAACAACCTGATCAATGGCTGAATTTAATTTTTTACAAGCTGCTAGAGTCAAGGCTAGTCAAATCCAAGAGGATGCAAAAACGTATTTAAGCAGGGTTTATGGCCGTGCTAATACTTTATTTACATCTGCATCTCCATTTGCTCAGATGGTTAAAGTAGCATCTGAACTTACGGAGTTTATTATGTACTATATTGAGGATGCAACTGTTGAGCAAAATATTATTACTGCACAACAACCTGAATCTATTTATGGTCTAGCTAGACTTGCAGGACATAACCCTACTAGGGGTTTTGCTGCTATTGGTGAAGTTGAAATTGCATGGAAGCCTGGTCAACAAAATGAAATTGCTGGTGATACGCTTTTTATTCTAAATAATGCAGCGCTAAAATCTAATAACAACGGCCTTACATACCTTTTAAGATCTTCGGATGATATGATTCCAGTATTAAAAGCACAGAGAGATTTTATTAAGATCCCTATTATTCAAGGACAGACTGAACTACAGTCAGTAACTGGAACAGGTGAAGCCCTACAAACTTTTAATATCCAAACAGGTGGAACTACAGCACATGACATGGTCTATATTAGTGTTAATGGTGAAACTTGGAGAATCTTTGATTCATTGTATGATATGAACGCATCTACTAAGGGTGTTGTAGTTAAGACAGGTATTACAGGTGGTCTTGATCTTTTCTTTGGAAATGGTAATTTTGGTATGATGCCACCGCAAGGCGCTGTGATTGAAGTTGTTTATATTAAGACTAACGGAAGTGCTGGTAACTTAAAGAGTACTTCAGATATTTCATTTAAGTTCGATTCAGTTGGTTTTGATAGTGTTGGTAATGAATATGATCTAAATGAACTATTAGAGATGCGAGTTACTTCAGCACCTAAAATGGGAGCAGATCCTGAATCTGTTGAGTTTACAAAACTTATTGCACCTCTAACATCTAAGTCTTTTGTTCTAGCAACACCAGAAAATTATGAACACTTCCTGGCGCGTTATAACATGTTCTCTTACATTGATGCATACAACATGACAGATGATCAATACCTAGATGATGACAACATCATGTATCTCTTTTTATTGCCAGATGCTAAGTCTAAACTAAAGACTAATCAAGATTACTTCTCAATGCCTAAAGAGGAATTCTTCTTTACACAATCTGAATTAGAAGGTATTAGAGAAGCTATTGAACTTTCTGGACAACAAATGGTTACTACTGAAATTTCATTTGTAAAGCCAGTTGCAAAAATGTATGCTATGAATATTTGGATTAGACATTTTGAAGGTTTTGATGAAGTTAAATTAATGAGCGTTGTTAGAAGCAAGATTTCACAATACATTATGTCTATAACTAGAAGAGATAGATTACCTAAATCTGATATAGTTGCACTACTAGAAGGTATTGATGGTATTGATTCTGTGAATGTTCAGTTTGTTTCTAAGAATGAAGAAGACGCTATGAGAACAGGATCATACACTGTTACTCAAACTACTATAACACCACAAACTCCAGTACTTGAAGATGTTGGTAATGGTAAGAATCGTATTTTATTCTTCAAGAAAACTGTTACAAGCAATACTGTAACATTTGATAAAGCACAAGGCATCCCAGCTGATGTTAGACAAACAGTTACCGGATTGGATGAATTTGGTGACATTGTTCTAAATAAAGAAGAGGTTGCAATGTTTAGAGGTGGATGGGTAGATAGGGAAAACGCTGTTGTTACAGACTCTCCAAGGATTGGAGAACTAGCGGCTCTTTCTATTAACTTTAGCAAGCCTATTCCAAGGTCTGTTTATACACAAATACAATCAGCAAATAGAAAAGCAATCTAATGGCCGGAAATCTTTTTACAGGACTATTTAAATACAGAATCGGCAGAAGATATGATTTTGCTAAACATGTAAACGATTCTAGATTACACGAAGGAAGGGACTATAGTAATGATTTATTTACTAAATCTATGTCTCAGCATATTCAGCGTAATACTACTATACAGAACTTTATCTATTTTATTCAAGATATGTTTATTAATAGTGTTAAGACTGTTACACAATTAAAACTATACAAGGCATTTGCTATGCCTAAAGATTATTTTAAAGTTAAGTAATGAGGTATTCTGGACTTAGATTATTCAAAGGTATGGATTCGGAAGTTCAACTATCGTATGATAGTGACTACGATGTATATACTGGTAGTGTTAACCTAGATGAGGTTTCTACTGGTCTGTATTCTACTGCTACGTTCTTTCTTTTAGAAGAGGTGGTTACACAATACGGTGCCAGCGATCTTGTAACTCCTATTGGTTCTAATACTGGTTCTAAGTTTTTATTGCAACATATCAACGATGAATATAATAGTAATGATATTAATATTTTTACAGCTTCTATTACCGATGGTGATGTAGCTGTTTCTTTAGTAGATAAACTTGAGTTAATACCTCAAGATAATTCGGTAGCTGTAAGCACTACTGATGGCATTCATACTATAGGTTCTACAACATCTAAAGAAGCTCTTCAATTCAACGTAGCTCTGCATACTGAAGTTGAAGGGTCTCACATTAGATTTATTAGCATTACAGATGTTTATGATAATAAGCCAATTATCGTTATCGAAATATATGGTGAGGCGGTAGCTGAAGATGAAAGACTTTCTGTTCTTCTAAGTAACTTGGGTGCCAATTTTACGGCAGCTGATCAATTCTTATTTAAGGATCATGACATTAATGAGATGTCTGCTGACTGGATGCTTATTAATAGAAAGCGTAAAGAACTTTTATTAGAACTATCAAACATTAAACCATTTGTTGGTACATACAAAGCTCTAATCAATGCTATTAAATTCTTTGGATATAACAATCTTACATTAAAAGAATATTGGTTAGTTGTTGATGACAGATCTCCAATGTTTGGTAAGCTTAAAGCATTTGAAGTTCCATCATCTACAAAAGGTTCATTTGTTTCTAATAAAATAAATGGTGTTAAACTACCTTCTTCAACATATAAAAAGACTTCTAGATTTGGTCTATACTATAAGCTAAATACACCTAATGGTAATTTTGATAAGTGGGATATTCCAGAAGTTGATGAAGTATTTGACTTCACAATTGATGAGGTCCTAATCAAACTATACGGTCTTAAGTCCAAACTACAAAGAGAATATCTACCTCTAAATGCCAAGATCATCGACATCATTGGCGAGGCTGATTACTTTACTAACTATAATACAAATATCTGGAACAACCAAAACCCTATTACTACTATTACAGGCGGTGTTGAACCAAAGATTTCTATTCACAATACAGAAGCTTTTATTGAAGATCTTGGTTTAGTTTCAGATCTATATACTGGAAAGACACAAGATTTTTCAACGCTTAGTGGTGTTGACATGGCAACCATGTATGCGGATACAGAAGCCTTTTATAATAACTATTACAACATCACTAGAAATACATTTGCTGATATCATTGAAGATACTAAGGTAGGTGCTCCGGTTATGTTAGAGTGTAAGTCATTCAATGATACTTGGGACGCAGCCACTTTTACATGGAATGATACTGAGACTTATACTACTTGGGAAAACTGGTGGAAGCAGAATGTATATGAACTGAAATGGACGATTACAGGTCCTAAGAATTGGTCACAGGTTATTGTTGGATCGATTGACGATGTACTTAAAGTTGCGGTAGCACTTCCATATAAAGGAACCTATTCACTTACATTCGAACAAACAGACCTATTTAATCACACTACAATCCTAAGATACCCTGAATCTATCGAAGTTAAAATGAAGCAACTAGAAGTATACAGTGTATATAGGTGGATGGACAGAGAAAAGTATGATTGGTTCTCATCTAACTTTAAGTGGGGTCAAGCAGGTGGTTCATGGGGATTCCCACAGCAAAATGACGATACTGTTGATCAAGAGATCGGTACCCTGTATTTGACTCTAGATAGAGCAAACTATTTACATGATGAATCAAACGGTGTCAACTTCTCGATGGTTAGAAACTATACGGACATTACAGCACCTACTGGTTATTCAAGCACTCCAGGCCCATACTATTGGAGAAATTTAAGATCTCAAGCATGGAACGATGGTAAACACACTTGGTGGGATTCAACTGTTGTTGGGTCTGATGTTGCCGCTTCATTTAAAATTAGCCAAGCCGATCTAGGTGCTGAGCTTGAAATTAAACACGAATGGAAAGAAGGGTCATTTATTTATGGCTACTTTACTATTACAGAAGACCTAAACGACCCGTTCAATTTAACACCATGGCAGAGAGTAGCAGATGATCTAAATAATTCAACAGATCCTATTATTTCTAAGTTTACATATAACCCTGTATTTGTTGATATAAATGGTGATACCATTCTTGATGAATGTCCATATATTATTGCAGTAGGTAAAGAGTATTCTTCATCATATGATTTTGAAACTGTTGGCCAATCATTAGCTAGCATAGGTACAATTACTATTGAAGGTGCTAATCAATATGTTCAAAATAACCCAACATATAATGATGTTCAAATTGCCGAGGCACATGCAGAAATTGAATTGTTAACTCACATGACATTCTCTGCAGATAAGTCAAGAATGCCTGGTAAGCTAAAATACGACTGGAAACTATACAATACTAGTAAAGAAGTAGAGGATATATACTACAGTAATAAGTGGTTAACATATCTCTTTGAGCACAAGGGTGATTATACTCTTGAGCTTGAAGTTACTGATGTTAACGGTAACACTAACAAATTAGTTAAAAACGCACTAACGATTAAATAAAATATAAACAAATGGCGACAATTACAACAATTCAAGGTACGGATAGCCTATCGGCATCTAGAGTTACATTGAACGATAACTTTACTGCAATCAACGACGAGTTGAACACAGTAACTTCAATTCTTGACCCTGTAACTGGTAACTTAACTGGTGTTGCTGCAGCTGAAGTTAATAGCTTACTAGTTAATTCTGGTCTAGCAGCTGAGTTTGCTACATCTGGTAACACTCTTACAGCAGCTACTACAGTTGAAGGCGAGATCACATTTAATGACGCAGTTATTTATGATCAAGAAGTTATTACTACATCAATGCCTGCTGCGCTTGGCTTTGATGCTAACACATACATGATCGATTCATCGGCTACACCGATTACTCTTAATGCTGGTGTTAATGGTCAACAAATCACCCTTATTGCAAACGATGCTGCAGGTGTTCAATTTGCTTCTATTGCTAATATTGCTGGAGTAAACACATCAATCGATATTGCACAATACGGTACTCTTACTTTAAGATATATCGGTACATCTTGGTATATCCTAGGTTCGTTCAACACAGCTATCGTATAATAAAACGGCTTAGGCCGATAAAAGAATAATTAGGCATTAAATGGCAACACCATTAGTAAGAAAAGTTCAAGAGCAAGGCGGAACAATGTTCGCGTTTGCATCTGCTGCTAGGGATTTAACTAGAGCTCAAGGAGACCCAGATTTAAAGTTTGAGTTCTCTCACTATGCTTTATTAGACCTTCCTGAAGTTAATGCGGCTACAACAGCTAATTCTATCAAATGGGAAAACCTGTATGAAGGGGCTACGCCATGGTCACTTCCTACGCTTTCAGTTGACGATAATGAAAACTGGTCAATGTCATTCCAGAACTACGCTCTTAACTTAGAAGAGATTATCAGAAATGACGATGACTTTGATCCTACAATTTATCAATCTGACGCAGAAAAGATTTTCTTTAAATATCTGTCTGCATTAGATTCTTTCAAAATCCAGACTGCATCTTCATCAGAAGCTCTATCTACACTAGGTAGATATGTAGAGCTTCCAAATGCATCTGGTACAGCTAGTGATTATACTAGACTTATTAAGTACCTTGGCACAATTGACGTAATCAATGATAAGAATTACGCGGCCAACACTTACCAAGAAGTATTTATTAACGTACCTACTTCAGTTGGTTATACGCCAACAGTTCTACTTAAAGAAGATACTTACAATACAACAAGCCTAACTCTTACACCTGGAACTAATATCAATGGCAGATCTAGCCACCCTGATAATCTAAGTGTATTGGCACTACATGATATCGATGCTGGGACTCCAATATACGATATTAATACAAATACAACACCAGCTGTTGGAATCGATTTTAACGAGGCTAGCTATTATGCAGTTAATGTAAATTCATCTATTAATACTCTTCATGATTTTTCACAAAGAGGTGGTAATTTTACATTTAATGCAATCCTAGTTTATTACGATTTATATTCACAAACAAACCCTGGAAACAGAGCAACAAACCTATATGGTATTCTATTGCTAGATCAGTTCCAGGATGGTAATATTAGAGAGCTAATTAAGTACAAGCCTAATTCGTTAACTGGTCTTAATGGTAATGCATTCTCTTTAAAGCTAAATATTAAATACAATACATCTCTAGATAACGTCGGCGTTGAGAACTCAATCAACGACTTTACAACGTTCTCTATGGATCTATTCTTCGACACTACATCTGTTCTTGAGAACGCAACTAAGTTACTTCATCAAGCTAATGACAGATATGCAGGCATTCTTGATAGACTTGAAGTTATGGAGAACATGGTTCTTTCTTCTGAAGATGCTCAAGAAATGTCAGCTCAAATTGCTTCACTTCAAAAGCAAGTAGAAGATGCTTCACTTAATTATGCGGATGAAGCTTCTCTGCTTGATATGATCACTGAGATCAATAGAAGAATCAATAGCATTGTAAACGGAACTATTCCTACAGAAGTTCAATATAATACAAACGTTATTGCAAACGGTGAAGGTATTGAAGTAGATAAATCTACACCTAATAAGATTAAAATCCACAATGCTAATAGGGGTTATCAATTACCTGCACTATTCCAGTGGGATAATAATAACAACGTTATTGGTGTTAAGATTGATGCATTTGATCCTAATACAGCAGATCAATATGGTATGTTTGTTAGATTGAAGCCATTCTCTAATATGCTTAGAGTGGTTAACTCAAATACTACAGCTACTGAGGACGTAAATATATACATTGATGATTCTCTATCTAAGTGGAATGCAGGTCAATCATTTAAGATTGTATTTGACAGTGCATTAAACATGGATGGTTATAACATCAACATCTATACAGACAAAAAAGGTGGATGGCAGAATGTTGCTACAATCGTTACTAGCGAATTGAGCTCTTCTAAGCCTTACATTGAAATGGTTTGTGTTGATGCTTTAAATCTAACATTCGCGACAGACGTACTAAGATAAGATGGCAAATAACAGTATTTCACAAATCATTAGACAGTTTCTGGAAATGAACCAGAACTCTTTGGAAACTTATGAAAAGATTTCCGAAGCGATTACTACTGACAAGAAAACAGTTGCGGTTGACCTGTTCGACCAATCTGGTAATCTTAAGACGGTACAAGTTCCAGCATTTGGTTATTTGAAGCGTGAAATTGAAAGACTAGATCAGAACTTTAAGTCTCTATCTGGTCTAGGTCAAGGTGATGCAGCTGTTAGAATGGCTGATGGTACATTTAGACAGATTCAAAAATCTAAGCTAAAAACACCTGCAAATTCTGTAACATCTATTGCAGCTCCAAGAAACTTTGTTACTAAGTCAAACAATTTCTTTGAGTCGTTCCTAAATCCACTACTAAGCATCCAGCTTGATGTAGCAGGTCAAGTTCCTGCTGATACTGAGAAGATCAAGGTTAGAAGATATATCATCGATGCTATGGCACCTGCTTCTACGGATTGGTTCGATAATAATATTAAAGGTTCTGATTCTCTAGAGATCAACGGCCTTATTTCTAATCTAGAAACTAATAATGTTGCTTATATTATTGACGAAGAAGTTATCGATGCTCCAGTAAGATCTACACAGTACGCTGGTTCTTTCGATGTTTCTAAAGTTAAGACTGCTCAAAGAAATGTAGTTGTTGATGGTGTTTCGATTACTAAGTCAGTAAAACTATATAGCCTAAACAAGTTCACATATACAGATTCTAAGAAGTCTCAAACTGATACTGAGTCTCTAAGAATTGGTGATGAACTAATGGTAAACTCAGGTACTAATTCTACAAAGTACCGTATTGTTG